CAGCCCATAAGTTAAGTTCGGGGGCTTGTCCTACTGCTAAAAGTTGTGCAGGATTCTTGTAAGTCACAATCTCAAAAGTGTAAGCCCTATCGGGAAACGGCCAGAAACGAAACTCATTGTTGAAGTAAAGAACGGCATATGGTCTGCCTACTACATAATTGTTAGCTGAAATATATATGATTTCGCCTGTCGGAATTATTGCTAGCCAAGTTAAAGCTGCAACAGCTCCTGTAGTATAATTAATAGTTCCTGACTGGATAGAAAAATTGCCGCCAAATGTATAAGCACTAAATAAAGTAGAGTTAACATTTATTGTAACTTCATTTCCAACTACTCCTGTTACTACGTATGCACCACCGTTTATTTGAGTCATCCCTTGAACACCGTCAATATAAACTAAATCTCCTATATTCACAGCAACACCAGGTATTGTTACAACAGCTGCTACAGCTTGTGTTATTCCTGTAATTGCTAACTTTCCTGTTATTAATACTCCTAAACCATTATCTACTGCAACTTGACTATTACCATTAATATCAAGTGTGCTTATAACTACTGTTCCAGGTACTATCGGTGTATAACTATATGTTCCCGTATAAGGTCCTATCGTATTATTACCAGCTGTTAAAGTAACCGAATACTTAAGCCTAGGATACATTTGGTAAAAGCTTTGCTCACTTTGCATATATTGCATCTCAAAGCCGTCAACGTACGCAGGAGGCTCAAAGGTCATATAATCGTTTTTAAAGGCATTAATAGAATAAACTGCTACATTCGGCGTTAACTGAAATGAATACGTTTGCCTATTATACATAAGCCTGGTGTGGCTAGGCAGTTCATAAACCAGAAAATCATTTATATAACCATCTAAATCAGTATTGCTAAGCTGATTTTCACTAGGTCTTCCCGTTACTCTTCTTACCTTAGCTCTAATATTCGCTAATGTTGACATTTAAAATCTCCTTATGTGGCTACATTATCAATAGATTCTGAAACGGGACATACATGAGCAACCGTTCCTGTCCCGGGAACAACAAAAGCATCCATACCTTGCGTATCTAAATCACAGGAAAAGGTTGTAGCTCCCGTTACCGTTATTTTAGTCTCAACAAAGTCTAGGTGCATTCCGTATGTTTTCGGAACGATCAAACATACAAATTCATCACTACTATAGCCATGTGCTGCCAATGTCGTTACAACTGCATTAATAGCATTCGTGATTGCTGTTATTGTATGTCTCTCCGGCTCAAAATCTGGACTTGCCATCTTTCCTTCTCTTTAAAATAATTTTTATATACTTTTACATAAATTCTGTCGATAAAAATTGATAACGGTGTCTCTTACTTCCAATTATTGTATACAAAGTAGGTGAGCCATCAGGATTCTTTCCGTATTCTCTTTTATTCTGCGCTGTCTGATTATTCAAGTGTTTAGCTACCCCTAAAGGTATTGTATATTTCATTCCATCATAGAAATGATATGTTCTATAATTATCTTCTTTGTATTTCTTGTAGGTGAAAGTTAAATCACCGCCAGGTACTTCTATATTCTTAAATATGCCTGTTACCATTTTTGAGTCTTCATCACGAGCTTTTTCTCTTAGCTCTTCAGCCCTCTTAAGATCTTCTTTTGACCTCTTAGTCTTTGTTCCTACTGTAAATTCCTTTACAAAACTCATGTTCTCTCCTTAAGTTAAAAAGAAGGGGGTAAAATACCCCCTCCAATCTGTTTACACAGTATAATCTCTACTAAATGCCATCCAATCGATAACATCAGATGTAGTACCTAATACGCCTGTATCAATATGCATAGCGTAATAAGCACCATTGTTTAGAGAAGAAGTTAGTTTTGTAGCTACTTCTCCAACTGCTGTTACTGTAGGATGAGTTAAGCCGGCAGCTGCTACTGCAGATGTTGGCCATAAGAATGCTGTAAATGCACTAGAGTCTAAATCTAGTGTGAAAGTACTAGCTGTTACTGCTGTAATTCTAGCTGTAATTCCATTAATTTCAGGCATTCCCATATTAGCATCAGGATTATGAATCGCTACATAATCACCAACTAAATAGTTATGCGCTACAGATACTGTTACTACGCACGGATTAGCCGCGGTAATTCCAGTAATAAATCTTGTAAGGTGTATAATATTTTTAGCAGGAATCACTCTATATGTTGCGTTTGTTGCTGCAACAAAATTAACTCCGGATGCGTCCATATAACCTAATGTATAACTAACACCTGCTGCTATTGCTGTAACTGTAAAATCCATACCTGCTATTTGAAGCATTGCTGTTGTATTAAATACTCTAACAATATCTCCTACAGCTGGAGGAACGCCTTCACTAACTACCGCAGGATTAGCTGCTGTGATGGCTGTTCCTGGTGTATTTACTAATGCACCAGGTGTTTGTGAACTGTAATCTACAAATGTAAATCCTGCTCCACCGGCAGCTATAGCTGTAGCTGTTAATGCACTAGCACCACCTTCTGTTATACAAATCGCTTGGCCGGCTCCATAGCCATAGTACCACTCTGCTTGTATTACATCGGTCGGCGCTGTTCCCCATAAAGATCTGTTTTTGATTACAAAATAATCAGGTCTTTTTGGTAATTCAATATTAGTCGCCGCAACTGCCCCGGCAGCATTAGTAAAGCTACCTTGAGCGATTAAAGACATTGGTGTACTCATAATCCCTCCTTAGGCTAGTGTTGTGCGTAAATTGATTATCCAAGCATCGTTTGTGATTCTTGACGCCATAGCGATTCTGTAACCCGCTGTATGACGTAGTTCACAAGGATCATCACCCCAACCTGGAGGATGGTAAATGTACTGAGCCGAAGCTCCATCCAAATCAATGCTGCAATAAGCTTCTTGAGCTGTTACAAATAAATTGAAAATATCAGCACCAAGTAAAGAGGCATTAGCAGTTATAGATCCTCTTGAAGACAAGAAGAATCTTACGTTGCCAATTGAACCCCATTCAGAGGCTAAAGTGCCTTTGTCGTTAGGGTATTGTGCCTTAGCTATAAATCCGGCAACATTCTCTAGCTGTCCAATCATATTGCTATCACACATAGCAAAGTATGAATCACGAATAGGGCCTGTTCCGAATTTTAGAGTGCCTTCTATCATCTCAGAAACGAATTCACCGTCGTTGTTTTGTAGTGTCGCCACTATTCCATCAACGTCTGATCTAACTATTTCTGTAGGATTGTCGCCGTTTGTACCACCGGTACAATTGACGATAGAAGCTGTCGCCTCAAGCATGTCACGAATCAACTGATCTTCCGTCTCTCTTAACGATTGACCTAATCTAGCTGCTGATTCATTTAGGACCGGGTCCTGATTTACTAAACTTACCTGTTTTGTCAAAATGCAGTACGTAGCATACCAGTCAATGCTCGCATCAATGTCAATAGCTGTTAGCTGCTGACTTGGCGGATTCATCATCGCTGGATTAACAGGTACTGGAGCAGTTTGTAATCTTGTATACCTTCTCATTCTAAGAATGTTTCCTGAATGTTCTGGCATCTTATACGGAACCGCACCTAGCTTGTGAATCAATCTTGCTTGAGGTGTTGACAATAACTTTGCGCTAAACCTTTGTTGTACTGGAGGTGGCAAAGTTGTTGTTGTTGTTGTCATATTTCACCTTTTAATAGCCTGACCTAGAGGCTTGCATCATCTCCTTGTAAAGATCTTGCTGAGAAGCTTCAGCCCATAAATTTGCGTCATTTAAAGGACCAGCCCTACCAACACTATTTGATGATACGGGCTTAGATAAGTTCTCACTTAACTTAGCTTCACTCTTGCTAGTCTTAGCTTCCTGAGATGGAACTACAAACTTCTTTAGAATTTTGTAAGTCGCCTCCCAAGGGTTAGGAGCTTTTGCACATGCAGCCGCAAGTCCAGGCTCTTCTTGTTCTAGTTTTCTAATGTTTTCTTCGTTCATTATTGCGTCGTAATCATTGAACTTACCTCTAGTCTTTTCAGGTAAAGATGCATGCTCCCTTTTATTTAAAATATCCTCGACTATCTGCTGTGCTTGACGTTGTGACCTTTTTAACTTGCG